TTTAGTGGCAGCAGATATTTCTTCGTCACCTGTGTTAGTATTTGACAGGTACGTGTTATTTAACACCAATGACAAATCTAGCAAAATTTGTTTTAGTTGTTCGTTGCCTTGGTTGTTGTTATCAGTCATTATTATAGATCACCAAAAGTTCTGCTGTTGCCATCGTTATACATAAAGTCTTGTTCTGCAGTCGATAACTTATCCCAGAACCATACTAAATTATCCATTGATCCAATGAATTTATTACTACGACCCGAATACATGCCGACCAAAACTGAGCGTTCATATAGGCTAGCAAATATATAATGTGACCAATTCTCAGACAACAATTCTGTATGAGTAACTCCATTGTTTACCCTAATGCTTGCCGTTTGATTATCGGAATCGTATTCTACATAAACATGATATTTTTGTCCAGAAACCACCGAAACATCATTAGCAACCACTGTTGTCCAATAATTACCAGTACCCAGAACACGATCCTGTCCTTGTATATGAAATTTAAAATATCCATCCGAATCCAATGCACAATAACATTCTACATGAGTAGCCCAATTTAATCTTCCTCTTGTCCATATTGCTTCTGTTGCTGGCGGTGGCGATACATCAGGAGTAACTTCACAAGTCAACGAATAATTAGCGGAGCTTTGCGTCTCGAACGGTGTGGACGTTGGTACGGTTCTCAGCGCCATTGTTCCATCGAAATATACAGCGGTGCCCGTCGGTGTTATGACCGACGGCAGTGTTCCCCCGTCTTCTATGAGTTCTGTCCCGCTCATTGATCCGGTTCGGGTGCCTGATGCTTCATCCATTTCCCAAAACTCAAACAATTTACTTTTTATTCCGGCATATCCATTCGGATAAACATTCATGGGATGATGCAAAAATACTGCGCGGGGGCCGCTTAATCCAGAATACGATGTCCCAAACGGAAGTCTGCCATGAATCGTTATCTGTCCGGTTTCGTCAGCCGATACCGAGGTAAACCCGGCACCTGTAGAGACGGCTAAGAACCAAATTCTACCAGTTACGTGACTTATCTGAGATAGTGTGTTACCTCCAAAACTTCCAGTGGCTGTTGCGCTATCCAGCCGATTGCCAGTTAAATCATATGTCCTTACATACCCGTTTCCACCGCCATCTTCGGCGGTAATTATATGATTATGATCTGTCATGGTAAATGCCACCACGGTATCGGTAGTTGATATAGTTACCGGCGACAACATTTCTAATGTTAAATCACTCTTAACCCTGAAGGGGTAAAGCTGCCCGGTACCAGTTGTCCCCGCACCCAACACGCCATACCCGGTTTCTCTATTTAATCCTCCTCCCTGAAAACTTCCCGCAGCGTACGTAACTATATAATCTTCCAAAACCAGACTTCCGCCACCGTCTCGGCTACATAGGGCAAGACTACATGGATAAGTTGGTCCTGTTTTTGTATTAGGCGACAGCACCACTGTATCTCCGCGTTCCTTAAGTCCTTTGTTGTTATGGCAATAATCCCACGGCGAAATCCACCAATCTTGGGTTCCGGGTAGACCAAAATCATAACGTATACCATTGTCCCATAATTCCCAAGGAGGACCAGACGGCAAAGTATGCTCCTCTAGTGGTCTGGAAAATATTAATTTATCTTCTCCTTCCAGTAAACACATGTTTTCTGTGGCAGATATAGTGCTTGGGTTCACTGTGTTTATTTTTGACATACAATTGCCTCTCCATACATATATTGAAAGACCGGTGGTTACATAAAAATCTTCGTCACCCGCTATTCCGCTAACATATGGACCAACAACCGAATGAATCGTATACACATCGGATTTATAATCATATGTTAAATTATAAACACTACCATTATCTGATAATACCATATACTCATAGTCCGGATTTACTTCAGAAATATACGCTGTCTTCGTAATCGTCTTGTAATCAGACACGACGGATGTTACAAGACGCACGATGGCTTTATATGTGGTAAACGGAATATACCCATAATTTAATGTCTGTACTTCTGTCTTGTTGTTTACCAGCGAAAGGTACTCAATAAAAACAAAAGTACCCAAATCAGATTCCAAGTTATTGGATGGGGTCTGTTGTGATGTAAATGTAAGAAAATCATCTCCGCAATAGCAAACTTGTACATTTATTGGTTGTTCGCAATAGCAGTTTACTTGGAAATCTTCTGGTGGAGGACAAACCACATCTCGTGGTGGCAACCTATAAAAGCTTCGATCATTTTCAGTAGGAATGGATTTGAACCATTGGCTTTCTTTGTTTCTGAGATTATTTAATGTACTATACGTGTCGTCAGAAAAAACGATGCCATTGCTTTGGTCAATTTCCTGTGCAATTTGTAACATCGAAATGCCAGTTATCTTGGAAATATTAGCAACCAACATAGACAAATTGGTAGCCGCTTCTTCCGTAGCACCTAAATTTCTAAAGTAAGAACGGGTAACGTCAAATTGCTTGGAATTTATAGAAGATGGTTGGACTAATAACCCGCCTAGCCGTTTAGTGGCAGCAGATATTTCTTCATCTCCCCTCGAAGAACGTCGAATGAACGATGGGTTTAAAACCAACGACAGATCAAGAAGGATTTGTTGTAATTGTTGATTGCCTTGATTATTATTATTAGCCATATCTCTATTTATGGCTAATCATCGCCACCCTGAAAATTATAATCATTGTTAGACTGGGTAACCGTGTTATTTCCGTCTACATTGGCCACTTTATTAGCACTCAAACTGAAGGTCTTATTGAGTGGCTTTTGATTTGAAGACGGTATCTTGCGACTAGTCGTGGCCTTAAGCCTGCCATATGAATCCAACGAACTCGTGCTTGCTTTTACTGTAGTTGAACCCTCTGCTAATTCATTTGCTATAGAAGTCGTGAACGCCGTTCCACCAACCAACGACTTGGTGCTATCCCGTGTTCCTATTCTCGTATCATTTGCCAAATCGTCTAATAATTCTCGCTTTAATTGCTCACTATCCTTCTTGGGTTCTGTATATAATGCAGTATCTACTAATGCTGCCAAATCTTCTTGTGTTCCGCCCCGCTCCATTTCTTTCAAAATACTCTTCGGTATGTTACGCTTCCTTTCATACTTTATATACTCGGGCTTGAACGTAAAACTCATTTCCATAAGTTCATCTATTCCCGAATAGTCGGCGGTATCGTGCTTGAAAGACACCATTTTGGGATACATCAGTGTTGTTTGATTAGCTTTACCGGCCTGAAATTGGAAGATGTCAATACTATCTATTAAATAGCGTTTGTTACTATCTGGTATCAGTATAGTATCATAACCAAATCCCACCGCATCTCTACCATCACCAAAATAATATCTATAATACTTTTCTGCCAATCGTAGCGCCTTGCCGTCTGCAACATCATGCATCGTTATGGTTGTATCATCATATTGCATCTTTTTATGTACAATGCGATCACGGTTATACTCGTTCAATACCTCGGTGTCTATTTTCCACCCACCGATATCGACATTTTTTACAATAAGAGTCATACGATCAGTATCGAATTTCACACCAGACACTGGATTGAAATTCAAAACAACCGCAAAAAGAAACTTATGTAGAGGTTGATTCTCATAAAATACGTGGGAATCTTGACCAAATGCATGAACGGCGTGTGTAGGAGTCGTATAAAACATTATGCTTCTCCTACCACGCCAAATTCATAAACTTGCATTGCGGTACCTACCGTGTTATGCAACACCCGTCAAGCCGCCCGGACTTGGAACATCATCAAACGGATCTCCGCCAACAGTCGTGCCATCGTTGGTATTCGGACCAGCTATATGAGTTGCAATATCATAACGAAGTTGCATGGTTACTTTATTAAGCACGTCGATTTCTGTATAATCGGACGGGGTTGCTGAATAGTCGAGTATATAGCACCCGTCCAATACCCATTTATCTAATTCTTCTGCGTTAGTACCATCCAACGTGTGGATTTCTGTAGTGAATTTATAATTTGCACCAGCTACCGCCTGTGTTTGTTCGAAATAATTCATTTGCTTAGATAACTGCTGTCCAATGACATTCACAACGCCATTGGTAATGTCATCTAGAAATGTTAATTCTACTGGTTCCCAAATATGCTTGCCCTGAACATACGCCACGGACACATATGAATGCACCTGTGCTGCTTGCGTTGCTACCTTGGGTCTAGAAGCCGTTTGTAAGTTCTGGGTCATTATCCTAGAATCGGCATTAAAGCCCATGCCAAGGAAAACCGCACGGTACTTATAGGTCATCTTGGGCTGTAATAAGCCCAACTTAGATCCACCCAATGGTACGCCAAATTTCGAAATATCTGCCATTATTTTTATCTCCTAAGAGCGTTCATTTATATATATTTATCTTTCAAGAACACTTTTTGAATTTACCTATTTGTTAAACTCTTCTGGCTTAAACGGCCAATCCGGCTTCATGTCTCGAACGGTCTTGCCTTTACCCCTACCGGGAAACAAATCTTCATCAGAACCGGGTTCTGGCTCTAAATCTAATTCCAGCTGATCATCCCCCGCATTTGGGTCCTTTTCTTCAAAGGGAGTATCAACCATGTCATTCATATCCAAATGATATCTATCTTCATCACTGAGTCTATCATAAATCCATTTTCTTGGATTTTTTGGAATATCCTGATCAGAAAAATAATTTATTAATTTTTGTCTGGCCAAGTGAAAACTTTTATGGCCAATATCTCCATGCAATAACCACGCAGATGCAGCTTCCAATTCATCCACAGTAAAATCCCGAAATGGACCGCTGAATATTCCTGCTGCTTCCGTTATATAATCATTAATTTTCATTTTTATTCCTTATCTAATTTGTTAGAAGTGGTCTGGGCCAAATCAATCACCGTATCAAACAAAAATGCCGCTGCTGAGGTTGCTAACGGAAGTTCCGGCGACAAAATCCCGTAGTGAAAATATTCGAATGTCAAAAAAGCGACCCCTGCCCAAAATCCCAAACACAAACTACAATCTAATCCCTCACGCAAAATCGATGAAAAATTAAACGCCTCTTTATAGGGGAATTTATATTTTACTAAGGAAGAAAATCCCGCAGCAGCTATTAAATATTCTATAAACACTAGTCCTTCTTCAATACCTCTAGCGCCTCTATAATCAGCTCGGCTTGGGATAATTGCATTTTGACTTTTCCACCAAAATCATCTACAATCTCTACGGTGTTATCATCCTTCAATTCAATCGTGGGGCAGCAACGCTTGCCTCCACATAAGGTTAATTTCTTAGGTCCAACTTGTTTAAACATGTATCAGTATCTCCCAAACAATCTTAACTATATTTATTCATTGGTGGGCTTTTTCCAAACCCACTTGCTGGAACCGCAATCCCATATACGTAGATAACCATTCTGAAGTCGGTTTTCATAAGTAGACCATTCGGGGTTGTCAGTTGGTTTTTTTCGCAATGTAAACCGATGTATGCGATGTAAATCGTTTGGTTTAAAATACCAAAAATTTGGAGGGGTGATTGAGTCAAATTCAAACTTCAAAGATTGATATAATTCTCCATTACTCCAACGTCGATCAGCATAACTAATAACCGTCTCGGGGTCATGGTCAGTTACAAACCTACTAAAAAGCCTAGATGCTCCTCCAACAACAACGGTGTTTACCTGACTACAAAATCTGTTTATTTCCCAACCAGATAATCTCCTCGATAAGTTGCTGTTAGAAAAAGTCATCACTGACACAAGTTTATTTTTGTATTTTAATCCGTATCTGGCATTGCTCCGACCTGATCCTTGCAAATGATTGTCTTTTAGAAATGAATTAGCCTCTTTGCTACTCAATTCAACAACCTCGCATTTACGAGCGTATATTTTGTTTGTTTCAGAATTAAGAATAGCCTTAATTCGACTTTTCACAATTTCAGGTTTTTCATTCCATTCATCTTCAAATATAGTATAAAGTGTAACCCCCGCATCTTCAGCTACATTGCGTTTATAATTATCAAATTTAATATCTCTGCCCACCGCTTCGTTGCTGCTTTGCGAATGCCAATATAATCCAGAATATTCGAATCCTACCGAAATACTCGGAATATAAATATCAATTTCTAAAGGAAATATCACGTTACGGACATTGGAACGTGCATTCGGATATAAATCTTTTATGAATTCATAAAGTTCTGTTTCTGCCAAAGATCGTTTGATTTCTCTAGGGTAACACGTAGGACATAAGTCATCGCGAATCTTACATGGGTGAAAATATTGTTTAGTAAAAACACACACGTCACCACAATTATTACACTTTAATTCCAAACTTGTCTCTTCTATGGGGGACAACAGCTCCATATTCAAAGACAATATTCTATCAAGTATTCTTTCGTTGGCCTGTTCGGATTTTATTTTATTTGCTTGTCGGGAAGCGTCTGATATTTTTTTCTTTGCTTCCGGAGCGTGTGTTTTTCCTAACATGCCACTAACAATGGGTCCCTTGGCTAGTTTGGTTTTTACTGCTTTCCGTGCCCGTTTGGTCAAAACATCAGAATCTGTATTGTTAAAATATTCTCTGATGGATTCCGATATTTTCTGTTTGGTTTCTTCACTCGGAACTGAAGAATTACGAACTAATTCCCCAGCAGCATATTTGTCCTCTCGTCTCTTTATTCCTTCTCTGATATTTTTTATATGTTCCTCACTAAATGATCTTCTCGTACCTTTAAATCTGCCGGTGTTTGCTAAAGATATTTTCTTTCTGGCCTCTTCAGTGTGCCTTCGGCCATAATTTGGATTGTTTTTTCCTGATAGTTTTTTTGAACATGAAATCCGATATTCTTCATCTGATAACGATGACTTTCCATACAACTCGGCATATTCTGTAGTCGTCATATCGTGTGTTTTTAAGTGGGTATTTGTGATCAGTGTTTTGAACTCACGATTGCATATTTTACATTTGACCATGTTTAGAATTCCTTATCAAGCTTTTATATTCTAACATGTATTTAGGTTTTTGTCTATTGGCTTACATAAAAAAAGCCCGGAAAACCGGGCTTTTTTAGCTTAGGACGCAACAGCTTAGGATGCTAATGTTAAATCGCTTCCGGTGTTACGTACACGTACTGGAATGTAAATAAATTCAACAGCTTTCAGTGGCTGAATCAGTAAGTCTACCCAAAGCTCATTCCTATCAATGCGTGCTGGGGTATTATTACTATCGTCACATACCACCAAGAAATCATTCAAGGCCCTCAGAGTTATCAATCCCTCCAAGAATCTATCAAATGAATTCTTAACTGATGATCTAGTTATATCATCGTTTGGTTCAAACAGATACGGTTCTGCCAAGAACGGAGCTTGATATCGAATGTAGTTGATAAGGCGAACAACATTAATTCTGTCTAGCGCCGATGACACCGGGTGTCTGGTCTTCTGCCCAAACACAACCAAACCCTGATTAGGTCTAAAGGCAATCGGGTTAATGTTGTTGGTATACAGCACATCCCTCTGCCCTTGATTCAGTTCTACCGTCTCGAATTCTTCTTCTTCAGTTACATATCCAACATTAACTGCATTCGTCACCACGCCCCTCTGGTAGCCTGCAGGAGCAAACCATTGATATGCTACTTGATCATTAAATGCCATGGTTCTTAACATGATATGTGACGCTGGAACTACTACATCTTCGCCATCAACGTTGGTAGTAAATCCGCTTGGGTAATACACACCAAGATAAGTATCAGATGTTACCAAACCATCGTCACCATTAGTTGGCGCTCCGCTGGCATTCTGTGCCCAATTTTGCAAATCAGTTGAGGCCGGAGACAGCGTAAACGGGGTATCCCCAATAACAAAGCCTGTTAATTTGCGATCTGTATTCAAGGTAATAAGTTCATCGATCATTTCAGGATAACCCGGAGCTGCCAATAGATTAAAGAATATAGATTCAGCCCTAACGTCTTCGCTGGCTGCAATGGCGGACTGCATGCGCTCCACAATAATCTCTTTTACAGCATCGCTACCCATATATGGGCTTCCATCTTCCTTGTTACCACTTTCAGTTACCCATCGTCCTCCAATGAGTTCCCCGTCATATGTATATGCAGATTCCCAACGCTTGACATTGTATGTGCTATAACGGGTGTTAAACAACAACATACCACGCGGATACATAAGCGGATCAGGCGCATCTGCATCTAAGTCTGGAAAACCAGCTGTTTCTCCATTGTTCGCTCCCAAATCATTCCCAAAAGTAGGGCTAGGGCGAGCGTCTCTGAACAGAATACCGTTTGGACTTGTTTGGTCCGTATTGTCAAGCTGTATCCACTGTGATCCAGTATATTTGCTTATAACGGGGTATTCACCAATCTGATCACTATCAATCCAATAATCTCCGGAAGACATTCCAGTTGTAGGCTGAGCCGACTGTAGATAAACTGTGCCGGAAATTTCATCCCATGCTCCCTGACCATTGTTTTCCAGCATATCTACCTGAAGGTTAGTGCTATACCAAAGAGTACCATCGGGAGTTGTGGTTGTTGGTTCAATCGAACTAGCTTCGTATACAAGATACGACCAGTTACTATGTACATAACCGTTAGTCACGGCTATATCAGATGACAGACCAATATCGGTGGTCGGGGTACCTGTACTATCTAATATAGACACATCTAACCCAGTAGCGTGTGTAATTTGCAGGGTATCGTCGTCTGTGGCCTCAGCGGTAATATTTGATATATTAGCGTTATTAATGGCTGCAACGATATCTGCAAGTGCGCTATCAGATGGGGTTGCCAAGTCAAAGGTAACAGTCGTACCATTAATAATCATGGCGTCGCCATCGGATACTGTCGGGGATTCAACTGTGCCTTCTATAACAGTTGTCCCTGCTCCATTGTGCATCATTAACGAAAATTCTGCTCTAGAGTTAGTTCCAAAATTATAGTCATCAGTTGATTCATTATTCATGTCATACTGTACAAACAAATCACCCGACTGTGGGTTATTTCCGTATAACAAAAGAGCATCATCTCTCGTTCTAGCCAACGGAGCATCAACTTCTATAAATGACGAAGCATCTACATCATACCATTTTACTGAAAAATCAGCGCCATAGTCCGGGCTACTTGTTTTAATCCAAAAATCACCATCAGCCAAAACGTTACATGTTCCTGTAAATCCAGTTCCAGCCCCACTTGTTCCCAGCTGAGAAATTGAAGTACCATCATACCCGTCACCACGATCTAGAATCGTAAAATCGGTAATAGTTCCAGTATTAACTTCAGTAACTGTAATTTCTAACAGGTTTCTTTTATCTGCCCATTCGCCGGTTGCATCGTCAACAACATATGATGCCGAAATATTGAATGTATCGGTTGTAACACCAGAAATGGCATATGTGCCATCGTAGTTGGTTGTTCCAACAATTGTTACATAATCGCCATTTGACAGCCCATGTGCGGCGGAAGTGACTGTCGTCGCCGTGGTCGCATCCGCAAATGCAGTAATAGATCCGGTTGCGGTACTGGCATCCACCAAATATAGGACGTCATCCACAGCATGGCCTGTTCCGCCAGAGGTTAAAGACAGATCCAAAACTTCTCCTTCATATGGAACTTGTGTATGACTTCTATAGATAACATTTTCACTAATCGCCGATGCGTCTAGCAATTCCCATTCAGCCGCTGCGCGGCGGAAAATTTGATTTTCTTCTCGTCCAGACCCTGCGCCTTCTACCACACCAGCAACCATAGTAAATGATCCTATTGCTCCCGGAGCGGAAGCTACTGGAACACCATTACTATCAATTAAATTTTCGTTTGTCAAGACGGAAACCGTCTGCAAATCCCACGAAGATTCTGCCTGATTATATGCAAACAAACCAAGTTCTGTTTCACTCAAGTCTAACCAATACGTACCGGCAGTGGGATCCCCCACTGGCGCAGTATCTGATGGTTCTAATTGAGCCAGATCTACATCAGCTCGCATAATATATGCTCTATTAGCAATACCCAGATACGAATGTGCTGCCAAAAGGCCGTATTCATTCAGTGGATATGCGTGTCGTGCGGTTCCACCAACAGAATAAAACTGCGGGTCACCAAATGTCTGTAATAATTCTCGCTGGCTTGTGATGAGATACAAGCTACCAGCATTTTCTGAAGTAGTGCCCTCCGCAATAGCAGATCCCGATGGATCTAGTTTGTCTTCTTGCGTGGCAATAACGATGAATGGGACCGTACCCGGTCCAGCCGATCCATAAAACGATTCGTCAATGACCTGTACATCTACGCCCGGTGATACTAAGGTTGCCATAAGTTATTTCTCCTAATAAAACTTGCTTAGAAATATTTATCGTAAGATATAAAAAAACCGCCCTTATAGGGCGGTTTTTCAAATATATGTATATAATTATTTCAATCAAAACAACTAAATAAATACTTTTCCTTATATTTTAACTTTTCTGACCAGCACGAATTCTGTTCAACACTATCTGTGCTCTTTTTGATGGTTTTTTAGTTAAAAAACCACTACGAACTCCACCATCGTATGGCGGTCTTTTTCCTACACAGTAATATTGATCCGCCGTAGGATCAATAATTTCGTTAGTTTTTCTATCAACCAACCACCAATGCGTTCCTCCCTCTTTATGTCTGCCATAACATGGGACCACTTTTTCACTTCCCAACAGATGGTATACGGCCTCGCTGGCCACATAACAATGGCCATACAATGGATTGTCTTGATTGTTATTATTTTTATACTCAAGCTTCAATAGATCAGAACTCAAATGAGCTTGAACCAATTCAATTACGGATACTGTTCTTCGGTCCATGTTTTTTTCTCGTACACAACATTACTAATGCGATACATATCTTCCAAAGCATCGTCTACACGACAATATAGTAATTCTTTTGTCTCTGGGGTTTTTTCTTCAAAATCATTCAAAATAATAACGTCCGGGTCTGTTCCTACCCAATCCCATTCCGAGCGATGTACATAGGAATAATCATTCGTCATCACGTCGGAATACATTTCGCGTTCTTCCTGTGTTCCTGTATTTGCCAACAACGCTATCTCATACCACTCTGGTCGCTCACCACTATCAATAAAAATAATTTTTCCACCCATATTTCTAAAAAATGCAATTTCATTCTTAAATCTACAGTCTGTTAAAATAATATTTTTACCTTTTGCAGAATTATTCATTCTGTGCTTAAATGTCAATAACCACAAATCGGAATGGAATTGATTACGTAAAATATCCGTTCCCAAATATTGCAAAGCGTATCTTGGAGTGAAATTTTCAATACCAAGGTGGTTGGACCACCACAAATCGGGTTGTTCTCTCCACTCCCGGCTCTCTTCGGTGTGGCCTTCGAGCATTTCTCTGGGCCAGCCAAACATAACCGCACAAATGTCCTTTAGCGTCGTAGCAAAACTATCTTTTTCAAAGTCATTTCGGGAAGCTATGTATCTCCCCACTGTATCTTTGCCTGATCCAATAAACCCTTGTAATCCAATATACATCATTTCATTTTTACAAAATAATCAAGAACCGTAGAATAATTTTCAAACCAACCATTTAGTTTATGCACAATTAGTTCTTCTTCTGTCATATAAAAAACATCAACCTGTATTAAATGTATCAGAACAGTGGGTGACGGCTTAAAAATACTAATTTTATACAATTCACTAAACCAACGTTTTTGACCACCAATGGTTTTTGCCTTACACTTAAAAACCGTTTCAATATCATAGCATCTATAATTCCAAAATTCCTCTGCACAGTAGTACTGACCTGTTTTTCTATCTACAATACTGGCCCGACCCCAATCATATTCAAAATGATCCTCATTTAATTTATATCCACTACCAGCTAGTCTTTTCTCGGAAACCCTGATCCAATTAGGTCGGAAATCATAATCAATCATAGTTCACCAGCCATTTTCTTATAAATATACTCTTCCTCACTATAATATTTAATATCGATGACGTCGGCAGGCAACAAAAGGGCATGATAGTAAGAAACCTTATAAATATACCGAAGCCATGACCTCTTTCCGTTCGATAATGGCCAAGAAAATTTCCAAATACGTTCTACTTTTGAAATTTTTCTGCGCTTTGACGCCACTTTATGCGCTTCCCTTACATCATAGTCATCCATTATAGCCATGTGGCTATTATAGCATACTCAAAATAAAAAATCAAATTAGGCAATGATGAATGGCATTCCGAGATTTCCGGTATTGAAGTTTAGAATTTCTTGTTCCAAGCGTTCTAAATCATCCTTGGCTTCTTGTTTCAATTCTGCCCCGTTGAACTGAACGTTGCCGGTGGGACCGGGTAAACCAGAGGAAAATTTACTGTATGCCTGTCCCAGCATCATTTTACACTTAGCTAGTGTATAATCACGCAACCAAGGACGCACATAATCGTCCGCCAATAAAGTTATCTCTGGTTTTTTATTGAAAACATGAACTGCAACATCTTCTTCGGATGTAATTTTTCGAATCAGTCTTAGCTTTTTGGTTGACGATTCCCACGTGAAGTTTATTTCGGAACCAAACACCCTAGCAATCGTTTCTTGGTACTGTGCAAAGAATTCCCACGTAGCAAGACCGCCAGTGCGACCAGCCTGCAACAGATATATATTAGAAAATGCGGCTTCAAATGGATCAAAATTAGTACCACCAGTTGTATTGACACCCACGCCTCGACGATAAAGTTTTCTAACAACCTGAACTTCATCTGGCATAATGTATTCATGCTGATTGGGCTGGAGGGTCATAAACAAAGTGCTTTCTTCATTTGCGCCGGTAGCTCGTTGTCTGAACCGATCAAGCGCTAATTCAAAAGCAGTATTATAGTGATCGGGATCTAACTCCACATCTACCATCTGGTCGGCCAACAACAGCCTAACTTCTTTGATTAATTTGGTTCTTCCGGTATCAACTGATGACATAATAAATTTCCATATAATACATCAAGTATTTATCTGGAAATTTGATATTATAAAGTTTTGTTTTTGTTAATTGAGAAGGAGTTGATATCGGACTTTAAAATCCTGCCATTGTCTTCTAAAATAATATGCTTGGATTTTTCATCAAGAAATTTATCCACAACCACTGACCCATCTTTTAATTTTAAATGGACGCGTTTGCCTTTATAGGTTGAAGTGTGCATTATTTAAAGACTGCCAAAATAACGGCATGATCATTCATGCGTCCTTTGAGTTTAATCTCCACTGCCTTTATAGATTTAAAACTTGAATTGAGTTTTCTCGTTCCTCCACCAACAAAATCTTTAATCTGTTTGTCTGGGTTTCTAAGTGTCTTTTGAACGCTTTTATCGGCACTGATGTTCTTTAACGTTGTCCCAGACACTATAATCCCAGCATCGTCCATTGCTACATATTTTCCTATTTTTCGAGTTTTGGTATTATAGACCCAAACTTCTTTTGCTCCATATACCGATACCGGCGATTCACTCACTAACCCCAACTCAGAAAATTCTTTAAGATATTTTAATTTCTCAATTTTCTTATGAACATCAATTTTTTTGGGCTTTCTAGCTCGCCTAGTAGTAACTGATTTTTTTATAACCATTTCTGCGGCTTTTCGAATATCTTCGTGAAATTTACAAATCGTTTTCAGTTGCGGTCTGGTATAACCGGAATATGCTTCCTTCAGTTCCTTGTCGGCCCCCTTTCCCAATACAGTAGATAATTCTTCAGCTTCACGTTCATACATGCTCAGTATATAACGTGCATGCCCCTGACTCAATTCTTCCTCGTACATGACCGCCAATGGGTCGCAGGACGGCTTATAAGTGGGATCTTCGATCATAGCATCAATCTCAGAATCAAACCGCTCAGCGGCCACTGCCTGTGCCTTGAAACGCAAATAATCTTGTATGGTATAGTTGTTGCTTTTTTTTCCAACACCCTTGGATTGTGATTTCTTTTCTTTGGATACCTCTTCGAAAGCACACAAAGCATTTTGAATAAAATTCATACCTTCTTTTGTCAGCTCCCCACCGTTGTTCATGATGAAACAGAGCTTACCAAACACCAAAAATCTCCATTCTTCTAGGCTAGAGAATTTCTTGGCTTTAGATGGGTGTTTCTTTTTCAGCCAATTCATTGATTCTTTCTTAAGTTGTTTTTTGTTCAACGTAGTTCGAAGATAATCTTCTACATAATAATAATTATGCCAATAATCTTCGGCATCTGCCTTCATGACAGCGGTCTTGGCTTTGATATCCCTGATATCCGGTGAGTTTACTGTATTTTTTCGTACCAT